CGTATAGCCAAAGACTACGTTAAGCCACAAGCAATTAAGAAAAAGAATCGCTACGCTAAATGGGAGTATGGCTACGACAAAGAATACGACCTTGTTGTGATAAGTAGAACAGGCAAGATAGGAGATATATACGTTATTGGTAATTTACATATTGCATTGCCTTTGCTAGAAGACAAACTTAGCAAGGGAATTAATAAGTGGGCACCAAAAGAATACCCAAAAGAATTAAGTAAAATTAAAAGCGAAGCGGATTGGGAGAAGTACCCAACTGCATTTAAAGAAAAGTGGTATGCATATATTGATACAGAGTTTAACAGGCGTGAAGACGGCTATTGGTTTCTTAACCAAGACAAGCCTACTTATATTACTGGTACTCATTACATGTACCTGCAGTGGTCCAAGATTGACGTTGGGCACCCAGACTTTCGAGAGTCAAACAGATTGTTCTACATTTTTTGGGAAGCTTGCAAAGCAGACAGACGAAGCTATGGCATGTGCTACCTTAAGAACAGAAGATCAGGATTTTCTTTCATGGCCTCAGGAGAGACCGTTAACCAAGGCACAATATCTACGGATGCTAGATTTGGCATACTGTCCAAGTCTGGACCCGATGCAAAGAAGATGTTTACAGACAAAGTTGTTCCGATATCGGTTAACTATCCATTCTTCTTTAAACCAATACAGGACGGAATGGACCGCCCGAAAACAGAACTCGCGTACAGAGTACCGGCCTCAAAGCTTACAAGAAGGAAACTTGATTCAAACGAGAAGCTCCAGGAAATTACAGGTCTCGACACAACGATCGACTGGAAAAACACCGGGGACAACTCTTACGATGGAGAAAAACTAAAGCTATTAGTACACGACGAAAGCGGTAAGTGGGAAAGACCTACTAATATACTTAACAACTGGCGAGTTACAAAAACTTGCTTAAGATTAGGTAGTCGCATTATCGGCAAGTGTATGATGGGCTCAACCTCAAATTCATTAGACAAGGGAGGTAAAAACTTTAAAAAATTATATAACGATTCAGACGTTACAAAAAGAAATAAAAATGGGCAAACAAAAAGCGGATTATATAAGCTTTTTATACCGATGGAGTGGAACTATGAAGGATTCATTGATGAACACGGTTGGCCGGTTTTTGACGTACCTAAGAAAGATATTCTTGGTCCTCAAGGAGACATTATTGATGAGGGCGTCATTGATCATTGGGAAAATGAAGTTGAAGGATTAAAAGACGATCCGGATGCTTTGAACGAATACTATCGTCAATTTCCAAGAACAGAACAACATGCTTTTAGAGATGAGTCTAAACAGTCGTTATTTAACTTGACTAAAATCTATCAGCAGATAGATTACAACGACGAGTTAAAAAACAATACAATGATTACGAAAGGTAACTTTCAATGGGAACACGGTATTAAAGATACAAAAGTAATGTTTTATCCGAACAAAGACGGAAGATTTTATATTACTTGGGTTCCTAATCAAGAACAACAGAACAACATAATAATAAAGAATGGTATTAAGTATCCAGGAAATGAGCACATGGGTGCCTTTGGTTGTGACAGCTACGATATTAGTGGTGTCGTTGGTGGCGGCGGTTCTAACGGATCACTTCATGGATTAACTAAGTTTTCAATGGAGGACGTACCTCCTAATCATTTCTTTTTAGAATATATAGCTAGACCTTCAACTGCAGAAATGTTTTTTGAAGATGTACTAATGGCTATGGTGTTTTACGGAATGCCTATATTATGTGAAAATAACAAGCCTAGATTGCTTTACTATTTAAAGCGTAGAGGATATAGAGGGTTTAGTATTAACAGACCAGATAGGTCTTACAACAAGCTATCGGTGTCAGAACGAGAAGTGGGTGGAATACCTAATTCAAGTGAGGATATTAAGCAAGCGCACGCTTCAGCAATTGAAACATATATAGAAGATTTTGTTGGTCAAACAAAAGAAGGGTACGGTGATGTTTATTTACAAAGAACATTAGAAGACTGGGCTAAGTTTGATATAAACAATAGGACGAAGCATGATGCATCAATAAGCTCCGGCTTAGCTCTGATGGCGTGTAACAAACATAGATATAGTCCCAAGGGGGCTATAGTAACAAAGAAATATTCCTTAGGGTTTAAGAAATATGACAATAAAGGAACCACTTCAAAAATAATGCAATAAATGAATGTAAGTACAAACACTAATAGTCCATTTCCTGATCAGGTAGTAAGTGATGCTGAAAAAGCAACACTGGAATACGGATTACAGGTTTCTCGTGCTATTGAGCAAGAGTGGTTTAATTACGGAGGGGCGGGTTCGAATAGATACGCAACTAACTGGAATAACTTTCATAACCTTAGGCTGTATGCTCGAGGAGAGCAGAGTGTGCAAAAGTACAAAGATGAATTAGCTATTAATGGCGACTTGTCTTATCTTAATTTAGACTGGAAACCAGTACCTATACTATCAAAGTTTTCAAATATAGTGGCTAATGGTATTACTCAAAAGCAATACGACATATCAGCATATTCGCAAGATCCCCAATCGTTAAAAAAAAGAACTGATTACGCGGAAGCTTTATTGTTTGATATGGTAACTAAAGACGTTAGGGCAGAAATAAATCAGCTGATACCCGTAGATTTAAGCAGGTCGGGAATTCCAGAAGGGCAATTGCCGGAATCATTAGAAGAAAGAGATTTACACATGCAGCTTAGATACAAGCCTGCTATAGAGATTGCGGAAGAAGAAGCTATAAGCACAGTATTAGCTACTAATGAATTTGATTTAGTTAGAGCAAGAGTAAATCAAGATTTGGTTAACATAGGCATAGGCATAACTAAAACATCGTTTAATCCTGCAGAAGGAATAGTTATTGACTACGTAGATCCTGCTTATTGCGTTTGGTCTTATACAGAAGATCCTAATTTTGAAGATATATATTATGTAGGAGAAGTTAAATCTATAACTATACCCGAGCTTAAAAAGGAGTTTCCGCATATATCTGATCAAGAATTAGAAAGAATTCAAAAATCGCCAGGTAATCGTAGAATGATACGAGGTTTTGAAAACTACGATTACAATACCATTCAGGTAATGTACTTTGAGTACAAAACTTATACCGATCAAGTATTTAAAATAAAAAAGACAGACAACGGCTTAGAAAAAGCTATTGAAAAAACAAGCGAATTCGATCCGCCTCCGAATGACAACTTTGAAAGGGTTGCTAGATCTATTGAAGTATTGTATCAAGGAGCTAAGGTTATTGGATCAGACATAATGTTAGATTGGAAACTGTCCGAGAACATGACTCGTCCGCTAGCGGATACCACTAGGGTTGAAATGAGTTATTCAATGGCTGCACCCAGGATGTACAAAGGGGTAATACAGTCACTTATAAGCAAATGTATTGGATTTGCCGATGTAATACAATTAACCCATTTAAAAATACAACAAGTGCTCTCTAGAATGGTTCCTGACGGAATATTTTTAGATATTGACGGATTAGCAGAGGTGGATTTAGGTAATGGCACAAATTACAACCCAGCAGAAGCTTTAAACATGTACTTTCAAACAGGTTCTGTTGTAGGTAGATCAATGACGCAAGATGGAGATATGAATAGGGGCAAGGTTCCTATACAGGAATTATCAAGCTCTTCCGGTATATCTAAAATACAATCTTTAATTACTGCATACAATTATAATATGCAGATGATTAGAGACGTAACTGGGTTAAATGAAGCACGTGACGGTAGTATGCCTGACGCTAACGCTTTAGTAGGGTTGCAAAAAATGGCAGCAAACACTTCTAATACAGCTACAAAACACATACAAGATGCTAGTATACAATTAGCATTAAGCACTTGCGAAAACATATCGCTTAAGATAAACGATGTATTAAACTTTCCTCTTACTAAAAATTCTTTAATGAATAGTATATCTACTTTCAATGTAGAAACACTAAAAGAGATCGAAAATCTTAACCTCCACGATTTTGGTATATTCTTAGAAATGGAGCCGGACGATGAAGAAAAAGCGGAGCTACAAAAAAATATTCAAATAGCTTTACAAACTAAAGAAATTGATATTGAAGACTCTATTGATCTTAATCAAATAAAAAACCTTAAGCTAGCTAATCAAATGCTAAAGCTTAAGCGCAAGAAGAAGCAGGAAAGAGAGCAAGCTTTGGTCCAGCAAAATATTCAAGCACAAGCACAAGCAAACGCACAAGCTTCTGAAAAAGCAGCAATGGCCGAAGTACAAAAGCAACAAGCATTAACAGCTGAAAAAGTTGCAATAGAGCAAGCTAAATCAAACTTTGAAATGCAAAGAATGCAAACCGAAGCGCAAATTAAAAAAGAGTTAATGGCAACTGAATTTCAATACAATTTGCAATTAGCTCAGATGCAAGCGCAGGCTACTAAAAGCAAAGAAGCTGAAATAGAAGACCGCAAAGATAAAAGAATTGAAAAAGAAGGATCACAGCAAAGCCAGTTAATAGAACAAAGGCAAACACAGGGATTACCTAAAGACTTTGAGTCTGCTGGCAATGACAATCTAGGCGGTTTTGATCTATCTCAATTCAATCCACAATAAGTACCTATTTAATAATTATATAATATCATATCATGAGTGAAAAAACAGAAGGATCCTTTAAGATCCAAACCAAACCAAAGCTTACTGAAGAACAGATAGCGGCTAGAAATAAAGAGCCATTAGTAGATGTTCCAAGTAATGTAACCAGAGTAGTAATACCTAAAGAAGGAATAGATGCCGTTCAAGAGCCAAGCACAGAAAAAGTGGATGTGGATGAATCAGCCGGAGATAGCCCGACAATGGTCGGAGAAGTATCCGAACAAGTCATCAAAGAAGTTACCGAAAAAAGTGAACCGGAAGAAGAAGTAAAACCAGTTGTAATAAAGCCTGAGTTACCTGAAAACATTACCAAATTGGTAGATTTTATGAAGGAAACAGGAGGTACTCTCCAAGATTACTTAAGATTAAACACTAATTACGACGATATAGATAGAGACGTATTAGTAAAAGAATATTATAAAACTACTAAATCCCACTTAAGCTCAGAAGAAATTGATTTTATGATCGAGGACAACTTTGCGTTTGACGAAGATTTAGATGAGGAGCGAGATATCCGTAGAAAAAAACTCGCATATAAAGAAGAGGTTGCAAAAGCCCGTACGTTTTTAAACGAAACTAAAGATAAGTACTACGACGACATCAAGTTGAAGTCGCCAACACTTACGGAAGATCAAGCAAAAGCATCGGACTTTTTTAATCGATATAAAGAGGACCAGGAAAGAAACATTGCTAACCACGATAAGTTTAAAGCCAATACTAATGAATTACTTAATGAAAATTTCGAAGGTTTCGATTTCACATTGGGTGAGAAAAAATTTAGATATGGCATACAAAACCCATCACAGGTAGCGGAAAAACAATCAGACATCAGCAATTTTATAGGAAAATTCCTTGGAAAAGATGGTACGATTGAAGATACCGCAGGGTATCACAAAGCATTGTATGCAGGTGCAAATGCCGATAAAATGGCAAATCACTTTTACGAACAAGGTAAAGCCGACGCTATTAGAGATGTTGTAAACAAATCTAATAACACTTCAAGTGGAGCAAGAAAAGCTGCGCCTATGGACGG